GCGGGGGGCGCCCCACCCCCCCCGCGACCACGCTCGACCGGGCCCGGGCCTCGGTCGAGCTCCACGGCCGCCTGCTCGCCGAAGCCCTCGAAGCCGGCGACGCCGGCGCCAAGCACTCCGAAAACTTCAAGCGCGCCATGGAAGAGCACCGCCGCGCAGAGTCCGAATGGGTCGACCTGGCCCGCGCCAGGGGCGAACTCGTCGAGCGCACGGTCGCCCTGGCCACCATGGGCAGCTACGTCACCACGCTCGTGCGCATCCTCGACGCGCTCGAAAACCGCATCGCCGTCCAGGTGGAGATCTGGATCGACGACGCCGCCTTCCGCGCGCTGCCCTCTGCGGACCGCCAGCGCGCGGCGCGCGCGTGGTTCGCCGCCGAGGCGTTCGCCCTCCGCCAGGCCACGACGGATGAGATCGCCCGCAAGCTCGAATCCGCCCGGATCCAGGAGACGCCCGCGCCATGATCGCGCCCACGGAACAAACCGCCGACGTCTTCGCCCACCACCAAACATGGGAGGAGCAGGCGGCCCGTTCTTTCATCGCGGCGCTGCGCCCGCCGGAGGAAATGCTCCCGTCCGAATTCGCCGCGCGCTACCGGATCCTGCGCGAAGGCACGACCGAACGCCCGGGCCCATGGAGCAACGATATTTTCCCCTATCTCGTCGGCATCATGGATGCCGCCGTCGAAGCCATCCGCACCGGCCGTTACCTGGTCCTGATGAAATCCGGCCAGGGCGGCGGGTCCGAAGCCATCATCAACGTGATCGCCTGGCTGCTCGTGCATTACCCCGGGCCCATGCTGTACCTCATCTCGAAGGAAGCCCTCGCGCGCGAATTCGCCTACGAACGCTTCGGCCCGATGATCGATTCGTGCGCGCCGCTCGCGGCCAAGAACATTACGGGCAAGGGCACCGGGGCATCGATCCAGATCAAGCGCTTCGTCGACGGAAAGCTCTCCATCCTCAGCGGAAAATCTACGCTCAACCTGCAGACGCTAGCCTTCCGCATCGTCGCCATCGACGAATACGACAGCCTCCTGGATGAGATCGAAGGCGCCGGCGACCCGCTCGCCCTCGTGCAGGTCCGGCTCGATTCCTACTCCGGCCCCACGCTTGTCATCGCCTTCGCGCACCCCAGCACGCGCGATCGCGGCGCCGGGAAGCTCTACTACGAGCAGAGCGACCAGCGCCGCGGCTTTGTCGCCTGCCCGCACTGCGGCGGATCCTTCTGGCTCCAGTGGGAGCACGTCAAGGTCACGCCGAAGGACGGCCAGACCGCGGACCGCGCCGCGCGCGACCCGTCCTGCTACGCCTACTTCGCCCCGTGCTGCGGCGCGCAGATCACGGACGCCCAGCGCTGGACCATGGCCAAAAACACGCGCCAGGTCTCCACGCTCCCCGCCGAAGAAGCCGCCGGAAAGCGCTGGATCGGCGTGCATTTCAACCAGCTCTACATGAGCAACAAGACCCTCGAATTCCTCGCCCGCGAATGGATCGCCGGCCTCGACGACGAATCCGTCCGACGCGTTTTCATCAACAAGCGCATGGGGGATGTGTTCGACTCCGTCGTCAAGGAAACCAGCGCGGACACCTGGCGCAGGCTGATCGTCATCCCCAAGGGCGACAGGGATCCCGAGGCCTATGTCATGGGCCAGGTACCTCCCGGCGTGCAGTGGCTCACCGCCGGCCAGGACTCGCGCGAGACGGAGTTGCACTGGTCCGTATGGGGCTGGGGATGGCTGATGAACGCCGCGGCGCAGCGCGAATTCTGCGGATGGCTCATCGATGCCGGCGTCGTGCTCCGCCAAAAGTCGGAGATCCTTGAGCCCAGGGATCTCGCCTGCTTTGACCAGTTGCTGTATAGCCGGTCCTTCCCGTCGACCGACGGCAAGCTCGTCTACTGGGTCGTCCTCGGCCTGCATGATTCGGGATGGCAGCCGGTCGGCGCATACGAATACTGCCGGCAACGCAACGCGCGCACGGGCACGATGGTATCGCTTCCATCGAAGGGGGCGGCGGAGACGGAAGGATCGAATGCGCCGCCGCTGCGGTGGTCCGCAGTCCCGACGTATGAGTTGCAGGGGCAGAAGGTCACGGACCCCGCCGGCAAGCTCGCGCTCATGAACACCTACCAGCTCAAGACGCAGTTTTCCGGCATCGCGGATCGCCGCGTCGATCTCCCCGGAGGCGCAGGGTTCCATGCGCGCATCACGCTCCCGGGCGATACGCCATCGGCCGTGATCGCGCAGCTCGCCTCGGAACGCATCGTTGCGCAGAAAAAAGAAAAGGTCTGGAAGCGCCGCGGCCCCAACCACTGGTGGGACTGCGCCATCATGGCCTACGCCGCCGCGCTCGATGTCAAGGTGTTCAGCCCGGAACTGACCGCGGAGGAGCAGACCGCGCGCGCGGCCTCCGATGCGGCCAGGGCCGCCCGTAGGGTGAGCGACGCGCCGGGGTCTGCATCGGATAGACCGATAAGGTCGAAATATTAGGAGCGACCATGAGTAAAATCATCATGACCCACGCGCACCAATACGGCCCCTGGCGCGAAGTCGGCCCGTCCTGGTCCAGGAAGGATTGACCATGTTCGACCAGACAGACGACGAACACGTCCGCGATCCCGGCCTGCTGCTCCTCTTTGCGCGCTGGCTGAAGGGCCAGGTCGAGAAGCAGAACATGGGCAAATACTGCCGCGGCGATCTCTTCAAGATCGAGCTTGGCGCCCAGTTCCTCGAAGGCGCCGCGCGCCGGATCCGCGAGCGCGTCAACGAGGAGTGCGCGCTGCGCGACGGCCGTAAAATGCTGAACTCCGCAAAGAAGGATTCGTCCGATCCGTCCACTGCGACCAAGGAGCCTTGACCATGAGCATCCGTTTCGACACCGACGAAGATTATTGGGAATACTGGACCATCCGATTCCGCGCGCGTCTGCCGGAGTTGAACTGGCCGTCTGCCTGCAAGGAACTGCGCGCATGGGCCGAGCGGCACCCGCCGCTCTGCGCGTTCGTGATCGGCACCGGGCCCAGCTTCGTGGCCATCAGACCGGAGCAGTGGCTAGCCATGGAACGGTGGCTGACGATCGGCGTCAATTACGCCGAGGCGCAGATCCACGCCCGGGCGCCCGAGGCACGCGCGCCGACGATGACGGTCTTCACGGACCGGGCCTGCACCCAGCAGGGCAGGCTGCCGGAGCTCGTCGAATCCATGAAGCGCACCATGGCCCGCGGCGGCAAGGTCCTCGTCGGCACGCATGCGGCCGCGGACCTGCCGCACACCTGGGCCGCGCCCATCATCCCGGGCCCGCCGGCCAAGCTGCTCGAATTCGGGCTCACGACGACCGCGCAGAAGATGATCCGCTTCCCGCGCACGGCGGTCGCCGCGGCGCACCTCGCGCTGCTGCTCGGGTTCCGCAACGTCTGCCTGGTCGGCGTCGACCACGGCGCGGATTACGGCGCCAAGGGCGAATGCGAAGGCGCCGCGGTCGCCTGGGGCAACCTGGCCGCGTGGTCCGCGCGCTGCGGCCTGGGTCGCCTATGGCAGTGCGGAGCGCAGGCCGGATTCGATGCGCCCGGCATCAAAAAGAAGGACCTGGCCGCCGCCCTCAAGGGCGTGTGGCTGGATCTGAATTTGCGTTAGCAATGAGCAACGAGCAATGAGCAGCGAGTAAAAGGTGAGGGACGTATTTAATAGCCCCATTTTTTTGAAAGGAACCGGTCATGAAGAAGCCAGCCCCCCAGAAGCCCGCCAAGCCATCCGCCCCGCCCGCGCCCCTGGTGGCCGATCCGCCCGCCGAAGGCCTGCAGGCGGTGCCGCCCGAAACGGAGGTGAAGACCAGGTACGTGTTCGACCCTGCCGATTTCAAGTGCCCGCGCTGCCATTCGGCGACGCGCGCCACGAGCACCCAGGGCAACCGGCAGTACCGCCAGTGCCTTAACGCCGTCTGCCGCAAGCGCAAGGTCGTCATTGGCGCCCCGGTGAAGCCGTGATCCCGCTCGTCGACGCCTCGCGCCTGGCCCAGCGGTACATCGAGCAGGATATGGACATGCGATGGATGAAATGGACACGAACCGGCGCCCGGGATCTTCTCAATTACGCCTCGCGCTGGCGCGGCCTGCGCCGGGCCTGGGTGCTCGGCACGGGCCCGTCGCTCAAGGAGGTCCCGCCCGAAGCCTGGGCAAAGATACGGCGCGATTTCACGATCGGCGTCAACCGCTTCCCGCTGCGCGCGGAAGCGATGGGTTTGGAGCCTGCCTTGGCCGCGCCGCTTCCATCGCTCTGCTTCCGCGTCGATCCCATGAAGCCGTGCGAAGAAGACGCGGCGCTCAATGCGGCCTACAAGCGCCAGCGCGGCAAGCGCCTCGTGGGCTGGAAGGCGTGCGAATTCAAGCACGATTGGTGCGTGCCGGTCCGATGCAAGTCGCCGCTGATCGATCTTGAATTCGGCCTCACGCTGACGGTCTCGATCGACAGCGCCTGGAACCGCGGCGTCATCGCCGCCGCGCACCTCGCCGCGCAGATCGGCTTCCGGGAAATCGTGCTCCTGGGCTGCGACCACGGCCCGGATTATTACCCCAACGAGCCCTTCTTCGCGCAGGAACACTGGGGGCTGATGCGCGATTTCCTGGCGCCCAAGGGCTTCCGCCTCCTGCAGGCGGGCCGGTGCGCGGCCTTCAACAGCCTGGAGAAATTCGACTGGTCGTCGTTGTAAGATTCTGCAGTCAAAACTTACAACGTTGTAAGATTTTTCGCGAAAAATCGGTTTTTTTGCAACTTGCCTCTTGACATCGAAGCCCGCGCGCGATTTAAACGGGGTCAGCATCAGGGTCCGCGGTACGGCTGATCCCCGTCCCGCGGCGCAAGACAAAACAAAACGGCAGGCCGTGTGGGGCCACACCCCCGCGCGCGCCTGCCGTTTTTTTTGTGCCCTGCCAGGGGCAACCTTGACGACACCCACGACCCGCGACACTGCTTTGACGCAGTATATTGCGAACGCCGATTACGCGGACGGCGCCGGCGATATCGCCAAGGCCCGCGATTTCCGAACGGCGATCCGCGCGCTCATGGTCCTGCAGCCGACCGAGATCTCGCGCGAAGGCCACAGCCGCAAAATCGCCGTCGAGCAGCTCCCCAAGCAGCTCGAAGAGGTCACCGAATGGCTCCAGGCGCGCGAAGCCGCCTCCGGCACCAACCAGGCGCTCTTCACCCGCGGGAGGGCCATCCTGTGAAGGCCGTCCGCGCCGTAAAATCGAACGTCAAAAACCGGCCCGTGGCCGGTCGCCGCCTCGCGGCAATGGTCGCCGATCCTCCGGTCCGCGGCAGGTACATGGCCTGCGGGTACCGCGCCGTCACCGTGGCCAACCGCGAAGGCCGCGCCGCCACGCAGGGCTCGGGCGACTATCACCTGAAGACGGACCGCCCCGCCCTGATCAACCAGGCGCGGGAGTTCATGCGGGACAACGCGCTTTTCCAGGGCATCATCGAGCGTTCCGTCCTCAACGTCGTCGGCACGGGCTTCGGCCTCGCCGCCCGCACGGTCAACGCCTCCTGGAACGAACGCGCCGAAAAGCTCTGGCGCCAGTACTGGCAGGATCCGGAGATCCGCGGCCTCATGTCAGGCCCGGACTGCGAGCGCATGGTCGCCCAGGAAGCCATGGCGATCGGCGACCTCGGCGTCATCCTCACGGACCAGGCGAAGATCCAGATCATCGAGGCCGAGCGCATCGCCGGCAGCTCGGTCATGGACGACGGCATCGAGGTCGACGCCTACGGGCGGCCGATCCGGTACCAGGTCTGCGACTGGAACCGCAACGGCGTGCTGGTGCGCAAGCCCGCCGCATACGACCCGGACTTTTTCCTGTTCATCCCGCGTTTGAGCCGCCCGTCGCAGACGCGCGCGGTGCCGCCCTGCCAGGCGGCCTTCGCCATGCTGCACCGCATCAACGACGTGTGCGACAGCGAGGCCCTTTCCTGGCAGCTCCTCTCGCGCATGGCGCTCGCCATCAACCGCGCCGGCGCCACGACCAGCGCGTTTGTGACGAGCAGAACCGACGACGGCAAGACGAGCACGTCTGCCGAGGGCGACTTCGCGCGCCGCATCCACGAGCTGGACTATGCGCTGATCTTCCACGGCGAGCCCGGCGAGGAAGTCAAGGGCATCGAACGCAACCTCCCCGGCGCCAATTTCCCGGAATCCGTCACCATGTTCCTCCGGCTCCTGGGCCTGCCCCTGGGCCTGCCCCTGGAGCTCGTGCTCCTCGACTGGTCCCGCACCAACTACAGCAGCGCCCGGGCGGCCCTTGAGCAGGCTTTTGTCGTGTTCCGGTCCTGGCAGTCGCTCCTCATGCGCCGGTTCCATCAGCCGGTCTACCGATGGAAGGTCGATCAGTGGATCGCCGCGGGCGATCTCCCCGATCGCGCCGACAAGTACGCGCACGAGTGGATCGCGCCCGCCTTCCCCATGCTCGACATGCTGAAGGAAGCCCAGGCCTGGGGCGCGCGCCTCGATCGCGGCCTCTGCACGCACGGCCAGTCGATCAAGGCCATGGACATGGACCGACCCGACTGGCTGACCGCGCGCAAGACCGAAGTCCAGGACGCCATCACGGCCGCGAAGGAAATCAGCGATGCCAACGGCGGCATCGAAGTCGACTGGCGCATCTTCGCCGGCCTGCTGCCCAAGGCGCCCAGCGCCCAGGGCGGCGAAGGCGCCGGTGACACGGGAGGCGAAGAGCCCCCCATGCCCTCGGCGCCGGCCAAGGGCGCGCCCGCGCGCAAGCGAAACCCGAAGACGTAAGGAGACGCCATGGACAGCAAGCCCCTCGCCCTCGCCTGCGCCTTCACGCTCGAAGCGGCGAAATCCGAGGACAAGCCCGGCGCCTGCCCCAGGTTCAAGATGGTCGCCTACACCGGCGCCCGCATGAACCTCGGCAAGTGGCAGAACCCGGTCGTCGTCGACCTCGCCGGGATCCGCGCGCCGTCGCAGACCATGCCCGTCCGCATGAATCACGACATCGAGTGCGGCATCGGCCACACGACCGAAGTCGGCGTCAAGGACGGCCAGCTCGTGGCCGCGGGCATGATGAGCCGCGGCACGCCGGAGGCCCAGGAATGCGTCACGGCGGCGAAGAACGGCTTCCCGTGGCAGGCCAGTATCGGCGCGGATTCCATGCGCGTCGAGGAGGTCAAGGCGGGCGCGAAGGCCGAAGTCAACGGGCGCACGGAAGAAGGCCCGGTCGACATCGTCCGCGAATGCATGCTCCGCGAAATCAGCCTTGTGGATGCGGGCGCGGACGGGGCGACCAGTGTCGAGATCGCAGCGAAAAAGCAGGCGTCGGGTGGTCCGGCCCCTGAAACAGAGGAGGTTCCCATGAGCGACAAGAAGAACGCGCCGGACCTGGAAGGCCTGAAGGCCCTCGAGGCGGCATTCCCCGCCGACAAGGAATTCGCGCGGGGCCAGTGGGAGAAGGGCGCCACGGTCGAGCAGGCGAAGATCGCCTACGTCGACGTCGTCCAGGCGAAGCTCGCCAAGTCCGAAGAGGACAAGAAGTCGGTCGAGGCCAAGCTCGCCGAGTCGAACACGGCCAAGGCCGAGCTCGAGAAGAAGCTCGAAGCGGCCCAGCAGAAGCCCGGCAAGCCCGCGGGCGCCCCGGCCGCCAAGGGCTCCGGCGCCGCCGGCAACGCGGAAGGCCCGGATTTCATGGCCGCGGCCCGCGAGCTCTCCAGGACCGAGAAGATCGGCATGCGCGAAGCCATCAAGCGCCTCGCCGCCGAGCAGCCGGAGCTGCACAAGGCGTTCGTGGCCAAGGCCGCCGAGCACCCCGTCAAGCTCTCCAGCGTCGGGGCGTAGTCGTCCGGCCGCAGGCCGGTTTTGTTCTGAGGACATCAACTCCTGAAAGGAGATTCCCATGGGTGCACAGGCAGTCACCAACTCGGGCAAGAAGACCTTCACGGCCGGCGAGGCGCTCGCCGCCTACCGGCTCGTCAAGCTGAACTCGTCCGGCAACGTCGTGTACGCCGACGCCGGCGACGACTGGATCGGCTCCACGCTGAACGCCGTCGCGAACGGCGACGACGTCGCCGTCCAGCTCCGCGGCTGCGGCGGAAGCCGCACGCTGACCGCCTCCGCGGCGATCAGCACGATCGCCAGCCTCGTCTACCTGCAGGACGACGGCAAGGTGTCGACCACGAACACCGGCCGCGCGGTCGGCCGCGTCACGCAGGCCGCCTCCGGCGATGCCTCGGAAATCGAGGTCATCGACGAGCCCGCCGTGGTCGGCGTGTGCTACGCGTCCGTGGCCTCTTCGAGCGAAGTCGAAAACACGACCGCCGAAACGGCCTTCTCGATCTCGAAGACCATCGCCGGCGAGACCCTCGTGGCCGGCGACGTGCTCCGGATCCGGGCGCAGTTCACCGTGAACGACAACAACAGCACGGACACGCTCAACCTCAAGCTCAAGATGGGCGGCGTCACGATCGCTGCGACCGGGGCGGTCGACGTGGCGGATGGCGACATCGGCTACATCGACGCCCTGGTCACCGTCCGCACCGCGGGCGCCAGCGGCTTCATCGTCGCGAGCGGCGTCCAGGGCCTGGGCGTGCCGGGCACGGTGACCGCGAAGCCCTTCCTGCTGGGGTCGAGCGCCATCGACCTCTCCGGCGACGTGGCGATCACGGCGACCGGCGACTGGTCCGTCAAGCACGCGGACAACGAAGTCGAGCTGACCCAGCTCGTCGTCGAGATCGTGCGCCAGGCGGCGTAAGCCACCCCGCCCCGGGCGGCAGGTTGCCGCCCGGGGCTCTTTCGGAACCAGACCGGGCCGCAAAGGCCCAAGCCATGAAAGGAACGCATCATGAAGTATGGCACCTACGCCACCCCCCGCGCGGACCTGGGCGAGGCGCTCCGGGAATACGTCCCGGAAAACACCCGGTTCATCGCCACGGAGGTGCTGCCCGAGTTCCCCGTCACCCAGAAGGCCGCCACGGCCAGCGTCGCCACCCGCGAAGGCTTCCTGAAGCGCGTCGATTCCAAGAAGGCCAAGGGCGCCGCCTTCAACCGCGCCGTGACCGAGATGGAAGACATCGCGTATGGCTGCGTGCGCTACGGCCTCGAGGACGTCCTCGATGACGAAGACCGCGCGCTCTACGCGAACGACTTCGACGCCGAACTGGGCGTGACCGAAGCCATCAAGCACAAGCTCCTGGTCGAGCAGGAGATCCGCGCCTCCACGCTGATCTTCAACACGTCGACCTGGACCGGCGCCACGCTCTACACGGACAACTCCTCGAGCGGCCCGTGGGACACGACCGCGACCGACATCGTCAAGCAGATCATCGCGGCCAAGGAAAAGGTCCGCACGCTGACCGGCATGACGCCGAACGCCCTCATCGTCAACGAGACGGTGCTGGGCTACCTGCTCATGAACGCCGGCATCAAGAGCCGCTTCCCCGGCGCGGCGATCATCACCGAAGAGATGATCCGCGCCAACCTGGCCGCGGTGCTCGGCCTCTCCAAGCTGATCGTCGGCGGCAAGGTCTACGACAGCGCGGACCAGGGCCAGACGGCGTCCCTCTCCAACGTGTGGAGCTCGCTCTACGCGATGGTCGCCGTCATCAGCACGGGCAGCCTGCGCCAGGGCGGCCTGGGCCGCACGTTCCGGTGGACGAAGCTGGATGCGGATGGCACCAACGTCGTCCAGTACCGCGAGGAGCAGACCGAAGGGGACGTCTACCGCGTCTCCAACTGCGTCGACGAGAAGCTCTTCGACGCCAGCTACGGGCACCTGCTCAAGATCGACAGCTGATCCTGAGCGCACTCCCCGGCGCTCCACCCGGGCCCACTCCCGGGTGTTCCCCCCACGGGGCGGCGCCGCGCACCGCGGCCCCGCCCCGGGGATCAGGGGGCCCGCCCGGG